TTAAAGCTATTATAGACGGATTGACGGACGCTAATTTGTGGCCAGACGACAATCACGAAGTTATCAAAATGATGTCATTTCAGTATGGCGGGTTAAGTGGTGAGTCTGGGAAATTTAAGATTGTGTTAGACATTGAAGGAACGTGAAATGAACAACAAATATAAAGACAAGCTAGTCGGTGTATACGCTCCGGGTAGTTACGACCACACAAGTGTGTTAGGTCAGACTCAAGAATTTTCAAGATGGTTTTGGTCTAACCGCAAGGACATGGAGCTTATCAGCATTAAGTTAGGCATCGACGTTAAAAAGCTCAACCGCATTCTAACGCTTGAGCAGTTGCCTGATGATGAGTTGTTAAAGGAGATGATGGAATTATGCAACGTAAAGTGAAATTTTTTGACAAACTATATGACACTGACACGCTTACTGCTACAGTAATCTATTCGGATAGAGCATAGAGAGGAACGAATTATGACAGAAATTAGACTACAAAACCCATACATGGATGAAACCATCAAGGTGAAAGAAAATCTCAAACGTATTCTGGACATGTTGGGATGGCTTGAGGTAGGTAATATACAATGTCTTCAATTGCAGCAGATTGAGCCAGAAGAAAGGATGATTACTATTAGTCCTAAGAATTTTGCCAAAATCGATTATTACGAAGCAAAGGAAACAGAATCATGAAATACAAAATTATCGTCTATTACGACGGCATGGAAGACAGCGAGCATGTCTTCAGTAATAAAAACGATGCGATTAATGAATTACACCGCTTACGTGGTGTGAAATATCGCAATGCACGAAAATATAAGGTAGAGATGGTGGAATGTGATGAATAGACAAGAAGCAATACAAACGCTATCGAAAGTAGGGAAGATTTCTGTATCGTATGCAGAAGACCTATATGACTCATTCTTCCCTAAACCAGTTGTGCCGCAATATGTGGCAGATTGGTATGAGGAACATAAAGAAAGGTTTGACTTCCATTTATCAGAATTTCTCTGCGATTGGTATGGCGAAGACCACAACGACAATAGCCCTTTCAGTGTTTGGTTCGGGGAAAACTGGGATGCTATTCAAACCCTCGTCGACATGCACCGTCAGGGTTATACAGTCGAGAAAGAGGCTAAGTATACGGTTAAGTATTTAGGATTAAATCCAAGCCGTAACTATTTGAATTGCAATACAAAGCATGATGATTGGTTTCTAAGCAACGATGAAGAAATTAGCGTGATTCGTACAGCCCACACCCGCAAAGAGCTAGAAGAAGCTGATTTCGGCTGGGTATTCTCTTGTGAAGGCGTGGAAGTGAAAGAGGTGGACGATGGAAACGATTAAATTTATTTTGATGGTCGTAGCTGTGGTTTACGCTTGGCGCACGCTGTTTGGAGGTAACGGATGAATAAACTAATTAATAAAATCAACCATTGGGCAGACAGCCGTGGATTAAAGCAAGCAGACCCTAAGATTCAGTGGATGCGTATCACGGAAGAAGTCGGAGAAATTCGGGATGTACTCTTGAAACCGACTAAATTTACAGAACCGCAAACAGCACTCAAGGACGCTATCGGTGACACGCTAGTAACGATTATCGTGCTAGCACATCAATTAGATCTTGATGTAACTGAGTGTCTAAGTATTGCATACGAAGAAATTAAGAATAGAAAGGGAAAAATGATTAATGGAACATTCGTCAAAGAAGAGGATTTATAACGACCTAGCTATTGCTACCGTGCTACTCATGGTATCACTAGCAATTAATATAACTACTGTCTTGCGAGTGGTTAATAGACCGGTGGAAGCTATTGTCGTGCATAAGGCCGATAACGCCACTGTATTGCATGGAAAAATCACCGGCAAGGAAATGGTCGGAAAACTCTACACGCTTGATTGTGGGGCTTACGGGAAATTCCTTGTAAGCAAGGAACAATATGACCAAGTGAACGTCGGGGATGATATCCCCAGCTATTTGAAAGGGAGAGGGCAATGATTCCAAGATATAGAGCGTATGATGGCGGCTCGCTATGCCGCATGTACAGTCCAGAAGAAGTAATGGCAAGAATGGGATCCGCTATATCTTTCTTATTTTCACTTTGAAGTGGTTGGAAATAAATTTGAAACACCAGCATTATTAGAGGTAAACTTATGAGCGTGAGATACAAATATTCCGGACTGACCAAGGAATTACATTCTAGGTTAGTCAGTGAGCATGCAGCACTTAAAGATGCACATCCAAGAGATTATAAGCAACATTTCCAAAAAGTAAGACAGTGCAGTGAGAAACAAGCGATTATCATTTTGCAAGCACTCAACAATGCGGTCATGGAACGTGCGAGGATATCACCGGCAACTGTCGATAGACTAGAAGGCATCATTTCTGATGAATTATTCAACGACCTGCAAGACTATCTAGCGAATCATTACACTAGAGGTAAAACCACGCGCCAGTTTTTGGATAAAACAAACGCAGGACTGCCAGAAGAACTTTTCAAGCAGTTCCAAGAGGAAGTAGAACAACTACGCAAGGAACGCCCTAAGGACTTCAATATCTTTATTAGAGAAAAGAAAGGGGTCAATAAGAGACAAGCTAGCAAAGTCCAAAACGCCCTAAACCAGTGCTATTCGGAAAGAGCTACTCTAACACCTTTGATGGCTATTTACATGGAAGGCGTGCTGTCAAGAGAGCTATTCAGTAAAATTGCCGATTATGTCTTCAATAACTATGAATGGTCCGAGAGACTAGACGATGAAATTGATCGTATTATTCTTAAATATCGGACCAATGGCGAGTTAGGACGTAACAAAATTACGGTCAGAAAAGCCTTATATAAAGCCTATGCGTTAGGCGTGTAGCTAGAACGGTTTATGAGGGTTCGACTCCCTTGCTAGCTATTACCAGTCAATCTATATACGGAAAAGAGGAATCCTTTATTTTTTCATTCAAATCAGCAGAAACGTGTCTGGTCGTGGATGCTACCAAAATCCAGTAAATAATAAGTTATAGAATCGAGGAACCTTTTTATTTCTTTGTTTACAAATCCAAAGCGCATTACTGGTGGCGTGATTATTCAAGGCTTATGCCTGCAATGCGGAAACTGGATAAAATTTCCATAATTCTACTACTTTATTCTTGAAAAGGAGAAATATCTCCGATAACGATTTTATCTATCGCAGGCTGTCAAGGGTTCGACTCCTTTGCCAGTCATTGTCTGTCAAAACACTAAAAATAAAATGGATATAGGTTTTTAGTGGCTTGGACACTTTTTCGACACGAGCAAGCTGACAGACCTTGCTCAAAACAAACCCAGCAAATTTAAGAAAAAAGGATGTGAAAAAGCCTCTTTCTTATTGATATCTTGCATTACAAAAAAAGCCAAAGATCTTGCTGGTGTCGATGGCTAGAAAGGAGGTGATAAAAGGCTTGAGAAACACCTCAGGAATAAATACGTATTCTATCTTTTCAATAAAATCTCTTAACGTTTCTTGAGCTAAAATAAAAAAGACCGACACAATGGCCGGCACTCTTTGAAAGACGATATAACTATTATATCATACAAGAGGGGTGTCATGGCAAGTATCAATCTATTTGCGGAAGTAGATAAAACCGCAACTAAAAAGAAAGCTATAAAGGTGCTAAGAAGGTATCGCATGCTAACACGGATAGCGGGCTTGGAATACGCCCCTAAAGTGACAGCTTCATTCTCGTTAGAACCCAAATCATTCGACGGCATGATCCATAGTCAGACCGAAAGCATAGTAACACGCAAGGTAGCCGCTGAGCAAGACTTACAAGCTATTGTCAGAGCTATCAACGCATTATCAGATAGGCATTACAGCCAAATTTTGATAGAGTGTTATTGCAGAAATCGCAAGCAGTACAACATTGAAGTCTATATGGATCTTGGATATTCTGAAAGTGAATATTATCGAATGAGAGAACTAGCCATTTTAGAGTTTGCTGAGAACTACAGAAACGGTGAATGTCTGGTATTTTCAGGAGATTATTGCGAAGAATAAGCGAGAATATAGCGGTATAACGGCGGTATAATATTAGTATTGATAATTATAGCTAGACAGCTCACTTTGTGGGTTGTCTTTTTCAGTATCGGAAAGGAGTTGATGGAAAATGGGATGACCGAGAAACAAATGAAGTTTGCCGATGAGTACATCATCAGCCTAAATGCTTCGCAAGCGTATAAGAAGGCTTATCCTAATATTAAAAACAATGATGTTGCGAAAGCTAACGGAAGTAGACTGCTTGCTAAAGCTAACATCAAGGCTTATATAGACGAGCAACTTGAAAAATTAAAATCAGAACGTGTTGCGGATCAACAAGAGGTCATGGAATTTCTCACTGCCGTAATGCGTGGTGAGATTGAAGAACCCTTACTTGTCCTGGATGGTGAGGGTATGCAGCGCATTGCTCAAGCTAAGCCGAATGTTGCCACCCGTCGAGCTGCGGCAGTTGATATCGGTAAACGTTACAGAATGTGGACAGATAAGGTCGAAGCCGATGTAACGCAAGATATCAATATTAATGTCGGTGAATGGAATGACGATTAATCTTGAAATCAATCCAAGCAGGGTGTTTAATCGACACATCTATGAACATTTGTTTGATTATGACACGTTTACTGAGGTACATTACGGCGGAGCGTCTAGCGGTAAGAGTCACGGGGTCTTCCAGAAGATTGTTCTCAAAGCTCTTAAAAAGTGGGATAAACCCCGTAAGATATTGATATTGCGTAAGGTAGGCTCTACGGTTCGTGACTCGGTGTTTGCGGACGTGCAAGCAGCCTTGTCTTACTTTGGTGTGCTTAATCTATGCAAGGTTAACATGAGCGCATTCCGCATTGAGTTACCAAACGGCGCTGAGTTGATTTTCAAAGGGATGGATAACCCAGAGAAAATCAAGTCAATCAAAGGCATTTCAGACGTAGTCATGGAAGAAGCGTCAGAGTTTACGCTTGATGATTACACGCAGCTAACACTTCGCTTGAGGGATAAGGCCCACAAACAGAAACAAATCTATTTGATGTTTAACCCAGTGTCTAAGGCTAACTGGGTATATAATGCGTTTTTCGTGAAGAACCCTAAAAATACAGTGGTTTATCAAACGACGTACAAGGATAATCGCTTTCTGGATGACTTGACCAAAGAGAACATCGAGGAGCTAGCAAACAGAAACGAAGCCTACTACAAAATTTATGCTTTGGGTGAGTTTGCCACCCTCGATAAGTTAGTATTTCCCAAGTACGAAAAGAGACTACTCAATAAGGACGAGCTTAAACAGCTACCGTCCTTTTTTGGTCTTGACTTTGGGTTTACAAACGACCCCACGGCATTCATGCACGTCAAAATAGACCGAGAGAATAAGCGGCTATATATCCTTGAAGAGTATGTCAAAAAGGGCTTGCTTAACAACCAGATAGCAGAAGCCATCACTAATCTTGGCTACTCAAAAGAGGTGATTATGGCTGACTCAGCGGAACAGAAGTCTATTGCTGAATTGCAAACACTGGGCTTGCGTCGAGCTATCCCGGTAGATAAGGGCAAAGGCTCGGTTCTACAAGGTATTCAGTTCTTGCAGCAATTCGACATAATCGTTGATGAAAGATGCGTTAAGACGATTGAGGAGCTTGAAAACTATACATGGCAGAAAGATAAGCATACAAACGAGTACATCAACAAGCCATGCGATAGCTATAACCACTGTATCGACGCTATTAGATACGCACTGCAAAACCTTATTTTCGTTAAGGATAGACAGGACGTAGACGCTAAGATTAGACGGGTTAACAAACTGATAAGGAGATAGAATGACGAACACAACACATAGTGCTGACGACATCTTACATGAAGGCCAGTACATTCCTAGATCGTATCAATTCGAACGAGACATGGAACCGACTAGCTTGCAGAAACGTGAAGACTTCCTTCGCTTCCCGAAAGAAGCTAACACCCACTTCATGGCTCAATCAGCGGACGACCTAGTGGACACGTTCCAAGGGCGTGAGAAGTTAGAGAAGATGGTAGCTCAGTTCCAAGACGGACAGATAGACCGCTTGAATATCCTAGAGAGCTACTCAAACGGGAACAACTACACCATTCTAAATGGTCGTAAACGACTAGAACCAGAGAAAGCTGACTACCGTATTAGGCATGACCTGGGCGGACAAGCTAGCCGCTTTTTTACCGGTTATACAGTGGGGCAGCCTATTTCAATCGGAGCCACTGATGCTAATAGCGACTTGACGGCTATTGACGATTTCAACGCTTACAACGACATTGAAGCCCTTAACCGTGAATTAGTCTATGACGCTTCACGCTTTGGGCGAGCGTTTGAGTTGCATTATTATGACGAGTTTGGCAATCCTGCAGTGGTCTTGATTGACGCAAGAGAGATGTTCACAATCCGCAGTGCAGACGTCCGAAAGGATATCATTGCGGCTGTGCATTGCCCAGTTTACAACGGTGAAATGTTTGTCACGGTCTACACTGACAACAAGATTGTTAGTTATGATCCAAACTGGCAGGAAATCGAACGCAAAGAAAACCCGTTTGGCATGGTTCCAGTGGTTGAGTGGCAGAACAACCGAGAGCGTTCGGGAGATTGGGAGAAAGGCATTCCAATCATTGACGCTTACGACGCAGCAGAGTCGGACACGGCTAACTATATGTCAGACCTTAATGACGCAATGCTTGTTATCAAGGGCGACGTTGAAAGTACGGGTATGAATGCGTCTGACATCATGAAAATGAAACACGCTAACATGCTAGTGCTTGAGAGTGGTGTCGGACACAACGGGCAGCAAACGTCGTTAGATGCTGGCTATATCTACAAGCAATATGATGTCAGCGGTGTTGAAGCGTACAAGTCACGCTTGATTAAAGACTTTTTCCGCATTGTCGGATTGCCAAACTTGCAGGATGATTCGACTTTCTCAGCTACGTCTGGGATTGCTATCCGCTACAAGCTAGTTGACTTGCAGCAAGTTACAGCAGTCAAACGGGGGTTCTTTGTTAAAGCGCTTAGACGACGCTATAAACTGCTTGAGTTGCTATCTAACAACCTCAAAGGTATCGAACCAGTGGACGCTGACATGCTGACATTCACATTCCATGAGAACTTACCAACAGACGTATGGGCTGAGATTCAATCAGCTATCAATTCCGGCATGGAAATCTCACAAGAAACACTTATGGAATCAGCTAGCTTCACAGACGCACGCAAAGAAAAGAGCCGTTTGCTCAAAGAGGGCGGGGCTACTGATCTAGAAGTTAGTCAGATTGTAGGTGTTGAGGATGATGACGAATAATGAACGCTACAATGCTGAACGAAAAGCACAATCAGACCTAATCAAGCGTGACATAGAACGTGACAAGGTATTAAAAGAGCTCTATCAAGCGTCGTATAACCGTATGCAAAGCCAAATAAACGGGTTTTACATGCGATATGCTGACAAAGAGGGGTTAAGCCGTGCCGAAGCTATGAAGCGGGCTAGTGAGTTCGATGTCACTGAGTACAGAGACCGAGCTAGAAAGGCAGTAGTCGAGAAAGATTTCTCACACGGCACTAACCAATGGCTAAGACTGTTTAACCTCAAAATGAAAGTCAGCCGTTTGGAGCTACTCAAAGCAGAATTAAGGCTTGAAATAGCTAGCCTTATATCAGACGTTAACGAAGTCTTCGACGAAGCGCGTGAGAGTGAATATTTAGCCGAATTTAAGCGCCAAGCGGGTATTTTGGGCAATTCTGCCGTCAATGCAGTAAGCCGCATGAGAGCCATCTTAGACGCTGATTTCTACGGACAGAATTTTAGCCGTAGGGTTTGGGGCAGGAACGGACTTCATGCAAGTATGCAGAAGGATGTGTTTAGCTCGCTAGCACGTATCTTCACCGACATGGACGGTTTTAAGCAGGAACGGCAGCGGTTAGCTAAGAAATACAACACAAGCCAAGCCAACGCCCAACGATTACTCAAGACCGAAATAGCTCGCATTAATGCTGATACAGAGTTGATGATGTTGAAGGAGAATGACTTCACGCATTTAATCTATGTCGCTGAAACTGGGGCTTGCGATATCTGTAAGCCTTTGGATAGAAAAGCCATACCGATTAACAAGGCAGAAAAGGGGGTTAACATGTACCCAATGCACCCTAACTGTCGCTGTTCAGCGTATGGACACATCAAAATGGAATATAAAGCCGGTGGCAGCACTCTTGATGAAGAAGCTGTTAACGGTGTGTGGGGTGAATAACCCCTTGTCCAGACCGTGCTGAGGACGTTAAAAGCTGCATGAGTTCGTCGAGGTTGGACGTAAAAGCGTAAAGAAAGGAGCCTATCATGGCAGAAAAAGAACTTGAAACAGTTGAGAATCCTCAAGAGGTTGAAGCTAGCC